CCTAACTTCCGCTCACATCAGTAAAGTCCGCACCTCCATTTTCACCCTAAACCGCAGGAAGGTATTGGAAACCATTTCGGGCCCTGCGTATAGTTAATACAACTATAAAACTTTTTGAGGATAGACCTCTGCCAAGACAGACATAAACTCCTGGAGTCTGGGATGCCTCTGCATTTCCCGTCTAAACTGCTCTGCGAATATGGGGTCCCAATTCCTCTGCTCCATCGCCCTATATAGGGTTTTGGTGCCGTCCACCGGATAAGCGGTGGTGGCTGAAAAGACGTTGGAACAGAACTCGAAAGTCTCATCGCATACTTGATAAAACTTGAGTGCGTGCCCCAACTGGGCATATTTCGCTGGCGCGTCATCGACTGGATCCTCCACACAATCATCACCCATTGCAAAAGCCCAAAGGGCTCCTATATGCATAGCGATGTATACTCGAATCCGAGAATTCGTTGAACTGGTATTGTAACTGCCGGACAACTGCACACCATAAGTGGTCTGCGCAATTAGCCTTCCTGTACTGGTACAGTAGACTGTCCGACATAGACAATGAACTCTGTTCATGATAATTTTGCGTGTGAATGCATCGGCAGACATTAATCGACAGCGCATTTCTGCATCATCGAGTAATTCCCACTCCTGGACACTCCAATCAAAACCGGTTACGTCAGCCTCCGCGGCGTTGCCTTTCAGCGTGCCGTGGGCGTGTTCGTTGACAATGTTCCACACATCAGCGAGGTCTTTGTCCAAAGACAAACCTAAGCCGGGCGCGGAAGGACATTGCCTCCAGTTCTTAATTTCCGTTTTGTTTTGCTTGGCGAATAACAGCCTCTCAATCAACTGATCAATCAGAGAAACGGAGGATATAATCCTCCAACGTTCTGACTGGACTTTACTCATAGAATGGGGTTCATTCTTTATGAATATCCTGACTGGGTCAACTGCACCGCTTTCTAACAACTCTTTTGGAGTCATTGTTCCACAATCCAGTTTAGACAGTAAGTTTAGTCTGGCTATTACCGCTTCAATTACCAACTCTGCGTGGTTTGCAATCAACTCATCGTTCTTTGTGTTTAACTGGCACAGCGGCACTCCTGGGCCGGCGTCCTCGTTGATACACTCAGTGATGAGTTTCATGCACCTCTGGCGAATGATCGATTCATCCAACGCCCCCGTCCGGAACCCCGCTGGGACCTTAGTCTCAGGGTATTTCTCGCATAGGGCGACCATAACACGTTCTCGGTCTGCATCGCTGGGTATGACTCCAATGACGCGGCGGCTGGCCTGTCCACAGAAGGAGGCAAGCAATGCTTCCTCTCCTCTGGGAGGCCAAGTCCAGTTCCCGAGTCCTCTAACTGAGGGTTTGGTTTTGGTGGTTGTTTCTTTCTCCGCTCTTCGGCCCCCTCCTGCAAAACGACACACTGTGTGTCCGATGTCTGCGAGGTGGTTGCCGGAGTCGGTAACGATTCTTGGCTCAGACCATTGGAATTCTGCGAGTTTAAATGTCTCGGGTCTCTCCAGACCCCTTGCCGAAAAGGTTGGGGGTCTCTGGAAAGTTCCAGGTCTGATTGTTTTTGTTTTTGTTTTTGTTTTGGTTTCCTGCTGACTTCATTCAGTGCGTCAAACTCTTCGTCCGGGTAATCCGCCCAATCTATGCCAAGTGCTGGCCGATAAGCTCGGGGGTTATATACTCCTGGATTCAGGTGCGCTCGTCCTGTGTCATTTTCTTCCAAGTCAGATTCGTCGTCGGCCGAATCATAATCAGCTTTAAGCGAGTAAAGGGCTGCGTCATCTCCCATGAAGTGTTCCACATGGGAACCATACATGATTGAATTAACGCGATCCTCCTCAGCCAGCTCTCTCTCGATTCTTTCCTCTAGCCATGCGTCGTACCGCTCTTCGGCTTCTTCGTATTCCTCTGCAGTCTCCCACAAATTTGTGGGGACTGGGGTTTCGAAGAGCCAAGCGGTCTTCCTAAACATGCTTGTTAGGTCAGTACCTTCATTGAGTTCGAGTTTGGGACGGCGGCGGGTATGAACCATCGCCACCGCTCCACCGATCATGCCAGGGCTGCCACTTGACCCGAACTGCGTAGAGGCATCATGGAGCAGTCTCTTTGGGGCTATTCCTTTACGAACTTCCCCCATGGACATGTACCACGCGCCGTCTGCAGTCACAGTATAAAATGATGCGACAGCCCCTTTCTTAATTGAAGAAGTTCCCTTTAACACGGCCACTCCTAAGGAGGACCAGATTGCATTCGGGACCTTAATCAATACGAAATCTAATTGGTCAACGGGGGATTGACAAAACAATTCTCCTTGAAGGTGAATGTCTGTCTTTCCCGCACGGAGATATATTTTACCAGGTTTGGCTACCACATGGCGAGCTGTGAGGAGATAATCCTCAGAGCCCACTCTCACGCGGCATCCAACACCAAAGTCCTCCATTAAAGGAGTGCCGGGTTCCGACCTATGAATGGCTACCACTCCCTTTGGTGGGGAAGACAGCCTGTGCATAGTGGATCCTCGGCAAGCCATCTCTAGAAGAGACTTTTGCGGCTTTACCTCGATGTCAGATAGACCCAATTTGAGTACGGAATAGTCACTGACATATACCTTCTCCAACTTGGTTCCAACCATCACCTGGAAACAATAGTTTCCATTAGAATCTTTGACAAGGGATGCCTTATGCACCGCACTGTTTACCACGTGGCTGTAACGCCATTTGTAGTACAGGCAATGCACTCGGCAAAGCAGGTTGTATACTAGCCCTATCAAAATGACCAGGCTAGCTACGATTTTACACCCATCACTGGGCGACAGAATAATAGTAAAAGATAACGAGAACTCATCGGGTTCATCTTCGGGTAAACTAACTCCCACTGCCTCATAGTTAAAGTGCTCTACGCACAACTCACTAGAGTCAAAGGGGTTAGACAAACCGGGCCTGGTGGCGAATAAGAGGCGGTGTTGCTCCATTGCTGCAGCATTCCTGTAATTAAATACAGCCTCAGTGTATGTTTTTACTACCAGCTCACACACCGTCAAGGCGTGGAAGGGTAACACAACGAGCAAAAAGCCCACTAAGACCAACGCTTTCACGTTAGTAGTGCGAGCCATAACTTCTCTAATATGAGTCGAGTAGTTAAGTTCGTTATTTATTATCAACTGAATCACTAATGAAATTTAACAATCAAAAGTG